TGCCTGTTGCACTTTTGCATTTAGCACAGCGTCTTCGACTGCTGTGTCCTGCGCCAGAGCACTAAGTTGAGCTAGTGCCTCATTTGCTGTGGCCGCTGCTGTGTCTGCCTGGTACTCAAAGTCAGTGCCGACAATGACTTGAAGCTCATCCACAGTAGAAAACAGCAATTCAAACTGTCTGATCTGTTGCTGATCAGTCAGAAACTGCGCGAGCTGATCTCGCGTCAGATTAAGTTTTCGGGAGACTGGTGCGGTTGCCATCAGAATGCCAACGGCTCGATCTGAGCCTCAAGTCTGACAAATGACACGTGGGCATCGCTGTCGCCACGGAATCGCTGAATGCGCCAGTTGCGCATGTGTCCCTGTTGAAACCATGCCAATCGTTTGGCTGTGTTTCCTGTCGTGCCCACGCTGATGTAGCGGTCTTGGCTCCATACTATTCCATCCACGCTATAGCTTGTGCTGATCTGTGGATTCTTGCCAATGGCCACGCTTCCAGTCAAACTGACCAGCTCAAGCTCATTGAAGATCGCGCCATTGCTCTCGTTGTAGACGATCAGTGTGCCAAATTCCCAGCGAACCTGCTGGCCCCAATGGTGGCCAGTGTTTTGCACAAAGTATCCAATGGCGCTGGATTGTGGATCGCCCACCAGCCATTTGTCATAGCACCAAACCATGTTGCGTGCGCGATATTGTGCAAAGTCAACCAACGTGGTGGTCAATGTAAACCAGACCGGCTCACCCAATGCTTCAGATGCCGATGCGTCATAGACGATAGTGCGATCTGGCAGGTGGACATACAGGTGCTGGTGATTCTTGTCGTTTCGTGCTTCCATCTTGGTGATGGCCAGCTGCGCTTCAGTATAGGTCAGCAACAGATTGTCGATCTCTTGCGTGCTGAGTTTCTGAGTTGTGGCTGCCGCACCGATGTAGATTGATGGCGCTTCATTTCGGCCACCACCCATAAATGCAATGCGTTCCAAGTAAACACAGCAGGCCTGCGTTCCGATCACGCCCTTTTGGATTTGTGCTCCATCGATGCGTGCGAATGGGAACAACTCGCCACCTACGTTGTCAAATACCTCAATGGTATTGCTGTTGAGCGCGTAGACTTCGTTGCGAAGTTTGATCAGTGCCACCACAGGGTCTGGATCGACTTCTGAGCTTCCGTATTTCAGAGGGTTGACAACCAGAGGATTGGACAGCTCTGTGACGATAAGAAACTCACCGTCTGTGGTCATGAAGTAACCATCCACCCAGCAGAAGTCAAGCACCACGCCAAGGTCTGGGTCAGTGTTTTGCGTGAGGGTGGATGTGACTGGATTCCAGAAGTACAGACGGCCACCAGATGCAACGGCCAGCAGATCAAAACTGTAATCCAATGTCACAAGCTCAGTTGTTGGTCCACCAACATCACCCAAAGTAGTCACAGCTCCATCGCTGGCCACCGACACCAGCTTGGTGCCCATGACTCGATAGCAGACACCGTTCCAGTTGATACCGCCACGATCAGTGCCTGGGCCAGTGCCGTTGGCCACGATGCCGTCGCCTGGTCGCAGGAATCCATTGCTGATGCCAGACTTTTTTGGCACAGGCATCATGTTGACCGGATAGGCAGTGCGCAGCTCTGGTGTGTTGTCAGCGTAGATGCCGTTAAGGATTGGGATTTGCATGGCTTACCACTTGACCTTGTTGGCCCAGTACGCTGCGCTCATCTTGCCCTTGGCAATGTTCTCAGCATGTCTGGCCTTGAATGATTCTCGACGAGCCTCGGATGCCTTTGACTCGCCTTCCTTCTTTGGTGATCCAGACACGCCTTGCTGACCAAAGCGAATGGTTTTCACTTGGTCGCCTACCTTAGCCACAACAACGTGGCTTTTAGTTGGGTGCGATGGAGTGCGCTTGGGCTTGTTGTAGCCCTCGACTCCAATGCGAGCAAGGCGAGTGTCTTTGGTGGCCATGTTAGGCAACCCTGTACCAGCTGTTGGTGGCTTGGTAAAAGCGCATTGTGAAGAATGCATTGGCTGCCAGTGTGGTGGGTGCACCGAATGCATTGGCTGCGCCATTGAGCGCCAGAGTGAAGCTGGTGATGATCTGAGTGGTGGTGATTAGCACTTGAGTACCGTCTGGCACGCCAGTGTTCAGTGGCAAAGTGACTGTGCCTGCGGCCAGTGTGCCAGCAGGCTGAATGACCATCCACTGTTGCTCGCTGGTAGGCGTTGGCACTGTGATGTTGAAGCCAGTGCCTGGAGTGTAGAGATTTGTGGCCACTGTTGGAGCCGCAAATGTCTGCTCAAAATATTGCAGCAATTGCGTGATCGAAACTTTCCGAGCATCACCATTGTTGGAGACATAAACCGGAAGCAGATCACCGCCAGAGACTTGGCTGATGCCCGATAGTTGATTGATGGTTGGCATGATTGTGTTTCCTCAGTTGAATTCGAGTGGGCCGTCTTGACCGGCCAAGACTGGATCGTAGGGTCGACGCAAGAATGGGTTGTCGTAGACGCGCCAAGGCTTGTTGCCTGCACCGGATGGCATTGTGCCTGGCAGTTGTTGCTCCATTGGCATGGCTGCACGTGACAGGAGCGTGTTGTACGACTCTTTGGCCGTGGTCTTGGTGTCGGGCATGACCTGCTTGCCGTAGCTGGGAGCCAGCTTGATGGCCAGATTGGTGTAGATGGCCTCGTTGGAGCTGTCGGGCACGTTGGTCTGCTCGTCCAGATCGCTGTCTTGTGGGCTAGATGGCAGAGGGTAACCGAGGCGAATGCCAAGGGCATTCCATGCTGCAATCATGGTGTCGAGCCTGCGCAGGGCAGACTGCAACTGCTCTGGTGTCAGATCAAAGACGTAGGAGGCAAGGCCAATTTCCTCGAAGGCCTGTGTGACGAATTGGCGCTTTGTCCATCCCATGTCATTCTCCTGTGTTTTCAGACAATCTGTCTTGGATCAATTGTCCCAGTTTTTTGTCTTTTGTGCGACCATCAAAACGAATTCCGAGTTCTGTGGCCTTGGCCTCCAGTTCCTCGCGGGTTGGGCCTGCGTCCTCATCGATAGGTTCTGGATCAGACTCGACTACTGTGGACGCAACTTGTGCTTCTGCCTCGGCCTTCTCACGCAGCAAGCGGTGGTTGATACCGTCGATTGGCTTGGATGGCTTGCGAACCTTGACAGGCTTTTTATTCTTTGCGTACCTTGGCGTAAGAATGATGTCTTGCATCACTTGGCCTTTCTTTTCATGGGCTTTGCTGTTTTTGCTGCGGCTTTGAAAGCTGCGGAAGTAGGTGCGCCCTTTGTGCCAGGCTTGCGCATGCGCTCAGGCGTTTTGCCTGCGGCCTTCTGGTCTGCAATGCGCTCACGCTTTGCGTGAATGTTTGCGTACAAACCGGCTTTCATTTCATGGCCTTCTTTGGCGCTTTGCTGGGCTTACCTGCGGCTTTGGCTGCTTTGGTGGCCACATTCAATGCGATGGCCACGGCCTGCTTCATTGGCTTGCCGGACTTCTTTTCCATCTTGATGTTCTTGCCGATGGACTTGCTCGAATAACCTTTTGTCAATGGCATGGTGATCTCCTATTGAGAAAGGGGGGCCGAAGCCCCCCAGTCTGTTTTGCTGGATTACTGGTTGAACAACAAGATACCAGACATTTCTGGGTTCTTGTTAACCACACCGAACAGCGTGTCCATACGATACTTGATCGTCATGCTGTTGATGTCGTACCATTTTTGCAAGACCAACTCAATGCCTTGGTCTGTGCTTGCACGCATCACTGCGACACCAGCGTCAGATGGCACTGCGTAACGGCCAGGCAAGATTTCCAAGGAATCACGCTGCCAGAACACGTTCACAGAAGCTGCGTTGACGTTCAAGAAGGTGATGGCGGCTGCATCGGCTGCGATGGCAACTTCCACGTTCTTGTACTGCAACTGAGCGTCTGTTGGGCCAACACCACCGATGGTTTGAGCACCGATGATTGGAGGAGTGATGGTCATGGTAGTGCCGGAGTCAACAGACACAACACGGAAAGTCTTCAACTGACCAGTGCTTTGCTTGGTGATGTGGTGCACAGCGTAGACTTCAGCGATCTTGAATGCATCGCCAGCAGCAATGCCGGTGGTGCTGTTCACGGTCACGGTCTGGAAGCGGTTGTCCACGTTGATCTGGCCGCCCACAGCTGTGGAAGTGGCTTGAGGAGCGTAGTTCGCTTGTGTGTTGGAGCCGTTTGTGTCGATGGTCTTGCTA